ATGTGACTTGTAGAAACTGCATTGATTTAGTTATAGAAAAAAGACTAGTAGAGCTTTCTTTATTAGATGAAGCAAAGTCAGCTAAAAAAAGTGTGAACCAATGTAAAAAGGTTAATAGAAACGAAACAGTTATAAGATTTTAAACACGTGGTTTCCTATAGTGACACGTTAAAAACTAGGAACGGATACGCCCTAAGCCGGTATTTACTGTAAAAGGTCTTTTTATGAGAATAGAATGTTATGTATGCAAAAAGAAGAAAGATAAAAAAGTACTCTCTTTGATAAAAGAGCCTTTGGTTCTTTCTTATTATGTATGCACAAAGCATATAATTAAAAAATCTGTCTCTTATAAAAAGCGAAAACGGGCACGACTGATCGAAGGAAAACTTAAGGTAGGTAAAACCTGAACCGCTCCTCTTAGAAGGGCATGATGCCAAACCTAGAGGGAGGGCTAGCAGCGCGGGAGAACTTGTCAGAGAAAGTCGGGTAGTGAATAGGGTTATTTAGCGCGCGAAGCGTCTCTTGAGAGAGTAACGGCACCTCAAGTGTAATCCTGGTATGTACGAGAACTAGAATCATTGTCAACGGCGGGATAGAGATAATCCAGGTAGGTGGGCTCGGTCTAAGAATTATCTCCTGATAACCCATCAAGCAGTTATTCGTTGAATTTAAGAAGTTCTAGTTCTCGTAGAGGCCAGGAGACAGCGGGCGATAACAAGGGCATTGAAGCCAGCGAGTAGGGATTACTAGGAGTAGTAGGGCATGCCGTTAGTGTGTCCAAATCTTGGATAGGGATCACATGGCGTTATTTAGACTTGTTGTGAAGTTAAGTGGGAAGAATGAATAATCGGAAGTTTTATATATGTCTTCCTGATCCTAATAATTGGGATGATTCAGGAACTGTCGTAACCAGTCTTAAAGAATTAACAGATCAAGGCAAGAGAGAAGCCATCCATGTTCGTGAAGTCTCCCCCGATAGAGAGAATGCCATCGAGAAGATGGTTGAGGCTTTGGAAGGCTATCTTGATGGAGAGCACATAGCAGCTTCAGACGGAATGAGCGGTGAAGTATTTTTATCTTGTGAATTTGATAAAAAAGTAATTGAAGCCCTCGAAGCATGGCGAAAAGCTAATAACGAGTGAGTCCGGTCGAGAAACAATTAAAAGGAGAATAATAGAATGAATATTGAAGATTTAACTTTGGCTCAATTAAAAGAAATTCAAAACACTGTCGGCCAATCACGACAGACTAAAAACCCATATGAGATAGGCAAAAATTATTTCATTCAAACAGTTACTCATTACTATACCGGTAAACTTATCGAAGTTTTACCCCAAGAGCTTGTTTTAGAAGAAGCATCATGGATTGCTGATACTGGTCGTTTTTCTGATTTCATAAAAGATGGAAAATTCAATGAAGCTGAACCTTATCCTTCCGGCAGACTTATTGTTGGTCGAGGTTCACTTGTGCAAGCCTTCCAATGGAGTCATGTCTTGCCAAGAGTGCAAAAATGAAAGCCGCCCCATTAAGAACTGGTTATGACTGGAGCGGGAGCGGGAGCAGGAGCGGGAGCAGGAGCGGGAGCAGGAGCGGGAGCGGGAGCGGGAGCGGGAGCGGGAGCAGGAGCTGGAGCAGGAGCGGGAGCGGGAGCGGGAGCTGGAGCAGGAGCAGGAGCGGGAGCGGGAGCAGGAGCAGGAGCTGGAGCAGGAGCGGGAGCAGGAGCTGGAGCGGGAGCGGGAGCGGGAGCAGGAGCGGGAGCTGGAGCTTATGAAACAGTTGAGAGGTGAGTGAATGATTACTAAAATAGAGATGGCAAAATGGATGCAAGCTTTTAGTGAAGATAAACGCATTCCAAAAGACGTTAGAGAAATTTGCGCAGATATGTATTTAAGGGTGAAACCGAATCCACGAGTAAGGTTTTGTTTTGAATGTGGCAAAAAACTTAGAGGCAATCATTTTATTGAGACTGAAGTTGACGGACACAAAAGAAGTTTTCATAAAATGTGTATTGATGAAGACTGTGATGAGTATTAGTCTATTCTCATGACCCATATTTTTTTTACGGTAATAATGAAAAATAGAAAGGCGCCTTTCAGGAATGAGAGCAGAAGCATGGATTGCTGGATTTGAGTTTGCTAAAGTTCTTCCAGATAGAAATTGCCCTGCTGATCAAGCTTATATAATGTGGCCTTTTGGAGATAATATTGAGGAGTGGCCGAGTTTGGTATAGGCACTTTCCTGTTAAGAAAGATTACGCACGTTCAAATCGTGCCTCCTCAGCCAATCTTTTTATTTGACCTATTAAAATCATCATGTAATCTAGTTTCAAAGAAGAACGGGGAAATAAGTGAAAAAAAAGCTCAAAAATCCTATCATGATCATTAGAAAACCAGAAGAGATCAATAAAGAATATACAGATCTAGTCTTAAAGCTAGGAGCTCAAGTTTTAGAACTTAAAGCAATTGCTAAAAGAGAACTAATGATTGATGAACAGCAAGATCAAATTTGTGATCAGGTTCGAGAACTTTCTCTCGAAATGGACGAAGCTCAAAAAGAAATTCAAAAAAAAGAAGAAGAAGTTAAAAAACTTAACCCAGAACTTCCCCTAAAAGAGGAGCCTCATAATGACACGTGAAGAGCTTTATAAATCAGATCGAGGCGAAAGAGCTTATTATAAATCAACTGAAGATGATGAGCTTATGCTCCCTTTAACAGAAGATGGATTTGAAGCTCTTTTAGAAAAAGCAGCGGCAGTTAATGATTTAGTAATAGACGATCAATTAAGAAGCTTACTTGCTGGATATATCCACCATATTCCAAGCGAAGTGCCGACTCTTTATTTCAATGAAGTTAAAAATGTTTTTTATAAACATTTCGCAAATACGATGACCTTTAAACTTGATCAAGAGGCAAAGAAGAGAGCTCAAGACGCTTTAAAGCAAAAAGAAGATTCAAACGTTGTTCCTATTAATGGTGCGTAGATGGGCTTTCAAAAACAAATAGAAGAAATATGTGAGAGAGCAATTGAAACAGGGGAGGATCAAATAGTGGTCCCTCCTAGAGCTCCAGCCAGATATACTCAAAGAATGATTGATGAGAGATTTTTTCAATTGTATCATTTAGTTAAAAGATGTGGCTGCACAATGGAGAAGATAAATCTCACAGATTATAAAATCTTTAAATCAACGGAAGAATATATCCCGCCAAATAAAAAACTAGACCATTAATGCCATCACACAAATCTTTTAAGGATTTGCAGGACCTTTGGTATAAAAGAATAAAACAAAAAGGTTTTATTGATATAGAAAATACTAAGCTTCCTTCTTGTCCTTTAAAAAAATGGGATAGCTTTACAATACCTTCCGAGAGATTTCAGATAATTAAAAACAGTAAAAGTCTCTATCAACAAGAAATTGAAAACTTTCATAATCATCCAGAGTTTAAGGAAATCTGTAAATCAATAGTAAAGCATGGTAATTCTAAATTTAAAGCAATAGAGATAGAAATCATTTGGTCAATGCATGTTGAAGGGTATACTCAAAGAAGAATTGCTAAAGAATTTAAAAAAGCTAAGAGTAGAATAGACGACGTAATTAAGGGGTTAAGGGAGTGGATGAGTCTGATTTAAATCAAATAATTTTAAGAGACTTTAATCCAGAAATGGATGAAGCCTATATCTACGCTTCTTGGCGGAATAATTCCTTTTATAGTTCTTATAAAAAAAGAGAAGAAACCTCTCAAAGATTCTTTAAAAAACAATCTAGGCGCATAAAACATATCTTAGAATCAGCGAGAATAAAAATAGCCTGCTTCCCTAATGATCCCATTACGATTATAGGATACTCAGTGTCTAGAGATGATCATCTGGACTGGGTGTATATAAAAGAAGATTATAGAGAAATAGGTATTGGTAAACTTTTAATGCCTAAAAACTTAAAAACTGTGACTGAATATGATCTAACTAAAATCGGAAAAGTAATCGTCGATAAGAAGAATCTAAAAACAATAGGGGAAGAAGAACATGGAAGAAACTGTACAATCATCCAAAATAGACAAACGCACTAAAGAATATAAATCTTTAAAATCAGAGTCTACATTCATTGATTATTTAATTGAAACAGGAACGCTCATGAAGCGAGTTATCCTTCAGGATACTGTCGAGTCTTGGACTGGAGAACCCGAACGAGCGTTCTATAGCGGTAGTTCCCGTCCCTCAAGATGCGGCAAAATCTATTATGCTCCCGAAGGTGTATTAATTATTCAAGCTAAGGGACATAGCATCATACTTCCTACAACTATGGTTAAATATGGATTCCCGTTATAATGCAGAGCAATAAAGAAATACTAAAATGATATGCCGTTCCAAAAAGGACATAAGCTAAGTTCTGGTAGGCCAAAAGGGAGACGAAACGAGCGCACTCTAAAAATGGAGATGCTTGCTGAAAAGTTTCCAGATCCTTTTGAACTACTAATGCTATTTGCTACAGGTGACTGGAAAGCTCTAGGCTACGATAGCGAAGTTTATGTGATAGAGAACGCCCAAGGGGCGACTAAGATAGGCTATACTATAAGCCCTGAGATGAGACTTGCAGCTACTAAAGAAGCTTGTCAGTATCTTTACCCTAAGAAGAAGGAAGATTATGAAGAAGAAGATAACGAAATCGAAATCAATTCAATCGAAGAAAAAAAGCTCCTCCTCGAGCAAGCCAAAAAAGAAATCGAAAAGCTCGAAGAAGAAGTCAAAGGCATCAATAATGAAAACGTTCTCCAAATTGGTAAATAAGCTCTACTACTAAATGAGCTATAGAACTCTTCAAAGACTTGTTCAAAACCGTAAGTTCGACATTAAAGAGTTTCTATTTAAAGAACAGCTAGACTTTGTTCAAGACCAAGCGCGATTCGCTACCGCTGTATGTTCCGTCAGAGCCGGTAAAACTACCGCTTGTGCGGCAGACCTTGTAAACACTGCACTAACGATGCCTGGCACAATTGGGTTATATATAACTCTTGCTAGAAGCAGTGCTGAGAGAATCATCTGGCCTGAGCTTCAAAAGATTAACCGAGAATATAAGTTAGAAGCTGAAGAGAATATAGCAAAGCTATCTCTGAAGTTTCCTAACGGTTCTTTTATTTATTTGATGGGAGCTAATAATGAAGGCGAAATCGAAAAAATCCGCGGTTTATCTAACTGTGCACTTGCATATATTGACGAAAGCCAAGCTTTCAGAGCGCACATTAAAGAACTCGTTGAAGAGATTATCGTTAAAAGACTTTACGACACAAACGGAAGATGTAGGCTCATCGGTACTCCCGGCCCTATACCCTCTGGCTATTTCTACGAATCAGCCTTGTCGCCAAAATGGTCGCACCATGCATGGACGCTTCATAGCAATCCGTGGATACAGCGAAAATCCGGCAAGACTGTTGAAGAACTCATTCAACAAGACATGGACCGTAAAGGCGTTGGGCTGGAAGATCCATCTATACAACGTGAATGTTTCGGTAGATGGGTTTTAGATGTTAATTCTCTTTTATTACACTTTGATCCGACAATTAACCACTATGAAGAACTACCACCTGGCGAGTATGTCTATATTCTTGGCATTGATCTCGGTCATACGGATGCTGATTCCTTGTCATTACTCGCTTTTACGAAACATTCTCCGGTTACTTATCTTATAGAAGAGCTTGTAACTCCTAATCAGCTCACAGATGATCTTGCTAAACAAATACGACAAATCACACAAGGTAGGCGAGTTCGTGACATGGTGGCCGATACAGGAGGTTTAGGTAAGAAAATAGTCGAGGATCTCAAAGATAGATATTCCTTCATGATTGAGCCCGCAGATAAAACAGAAAAGATTGCGTCATATCGATTTCTAGACAATGCTCTTAGGACTGGTAACTTTAAAGCTAAGAAAACGTCTAGGTTCGCTCAGGATTGCCAAATACTCGAGAGAGACGATGATAAGTCTACTCCTGATAAGATAGTCGTAAAGGGTCACTCAGACGCTGTGGACTCATGTCTTTATGCCTTTAAACTAAGTCCCGCTTATAACTATACCCCACCAATTGAAAAGCCAAAGCCTGGTACTCCTGCTTATCTTCAGCTCGAAGAGGAACAGCATATTAAGGCTATCCAAGAGAAGCTGCGCCGCGAAAGAGATATGAGAGATTCTCGTGGAGGTTACGGTTCTTGGAACAAAGACAAGAAAGGTTTACCTGACTGGTCGAAATGGTAATCTAATATTCAGGCCAAGCCATCACCTTCATGAAACTACCTTTCTTAGAGGAATCTAAATGGCCTATCTCAAAAGAACCCGATGAACGGGTAGTCAATCCTTCACATGATAAACAAATCGAAGATCATCTCATTGATGAGCTAATGCAGGCGCTTGAGCATAAAGAGGCCTCAAAGCTTAGAGAAACTCTCATAGCTCTTATTCAACATATAAAATCAGGGGACGAAGATGTCGCTAGCTAAAGCTTATTCTAAAATGAAAAAGACTGGCCACAAAATGGCTATGGGCGGGGAATGCACTGCCTGCGGTGGCGGGATGTGTAAGTACGCTGATGGCGGAGAAGTCAAAGGCGTTCATAAAACCTATTTCGACGATGCAAGACTTCCGGCAGACAAAGATGAGCGTGAAAAAGCAGGCTATGACAAAAGAGATTTGGGCGAATCAAGAGCTGGGGTACACGCAAAAGCCATAGAAACGGGCGAATACGCAAACGAATATAAAACTCATAATAGAAAACAACAGGAAAGTGCTGTTGAAGAACATCACAAAGTTCTCGGCGAAATGAAAGCTATGCCTAAGCCAAAATTAGAAGGCCTAGCTGAAGGCGGAGAAGTTGGTGAAGATGGTGATCACGAACTAATGGATCAATGTTGTGGTGAGTTTATTAAAGCAATTGAATCTAAAAACAAAAAAGAAATTCTGGAAAGTCTTAAGGCCATAATCTTAAGCATGGGGGAATAAAATGTTAGACGCTAAAAAAATGTCTGAGGCTATTCGTATGAAGCGTAAAAAGCTCCGTGACGATGGGGTTGATAATATGGTCGATACCGCTGCTCTTCCACAAATGAATCCTCAAGACGTTTGGAACGAAGAAAAGAAAATGCAAATGGAAGAAACCATTCCAGGCGCAAAAGATAAATCTATGGCCCCAGGCGAAGCTACCATGGAAGGCGAGCAAGTAGACGATAGTCAATCTCTCGATGTTTTAAAAAAGAAGATGGACCGCGTTGAGCGCATTCTTTCTAAACTTAGTGTTGGCTGATGAATCCAGAAAAATTAGAGAAGATTTTCTCTCTTATGAAGAGCCATGGGGTTGAATATTTCAAGAACGAAGATCTTGAGATTAAGATGTCAATTAAAGACAATACCATAAATAGGGTATCAGAACCGGTTCATACCATAAATAGGGTAAAGCCTCCAGAGCCTCAAGCAATTCCGCCTGTTGATTCAAAGATTGTTCATCACGTGAACGAAGTCGCAAACCTTCTAAAGCTTGATGACTATTCACTCGTTGATAAGCTTTTCCCTGATTACAGCCAGGCTCAAGAACAAAAGGTTGGTGAATAATGCCTACTCAAGAAAAGCTTGATGAAAAGCCAATCACAAAAGAGATCATCGTAAATACAAAGCTTAAAAAATCCATGAAGGATATGGATCAAAGCTTTAAATGGTGGCTCGCTGAAACTCCTGACCAACTTAAAGAAGAGCAATTATCAACGACTAATCACTTAAAAAAGCTTCATCAAATACGTATACGACAAGCGTCTATCTATACCCGTCTTTTTTCAGGTAAGCCCTTATATAACTATCTCGCTAATGTCGGGACTCTTGATAATTCTCAACAATTACCTATCGGACGGCCAACGGCTAACGTTGTTTATTCTTGCACTGATACTTTAGTGTCAAAAATTGGTCAGAATAAACCAAAGCCTACATTTCTAACTAATAAAGGTTCTTACAAAAAACAAAAGATAAGCGAGAACTTTAATAATTTCTTGCTTGGCGAATTCCATAGAACAAATGCTTATCCTCTAAGAGCACTTGCTTTAAGAGATTCTTGTGTTTTGGGTAATGGTTTTATCAAAGTATTCCCTCTTTATGAGAGAGACTCAAAAGGTAAGATCATAAAAGGTAAGATCTGTGCTGAGAGGACTCTTGAGACAGAACTTTTAACTGATTATAACGATGCTTATTACGGAAATCCTCGAAATTTAATTCAAATGAAGTTAGTTGACCGAGGGGTAATGATGTCTCTATTTCCTGATGAGACTGAAATTATCCTTAAAGCTCAACATGGAAACGTTGATAATACACCACTATCAACAGATACAATTTCAGATCAATTTATAATCTCTGAAGGATGGCATTTGCCATCTTGTGAAGGCGCTGGAGACGGAAGACATACTATTGTCTGCTCTTCAGGCGTTATTTTAGATGAACCTTGGACGAAGCCTAACTTTCCCTTTATCAAATGGGATTATAATCCAAATATGGTGGGCTGGTTTGCCCAAGGATTAGCTGAAATCCTGATGCCTACTCAAATGGAAATCTATAAGCTTTTAATCATAGCTTCTCAAGCGATCGAGCTTATGGGTGTTCCTAGAATTCTTATTGATGAATTTTCAGCAATTCTAGAGACAGCTTTTAATAATAATATCGGGACAATCATAAAGTATAACAAAGTTCCACCTCAATTTGTAACAAGTGAATCTAATAATCCAGAGATCTATGAATGGATCAAATGGCTTATCCAGAATGCTTATCAAATGTCTGGCATTTCAGCTATGTCTGCGACAAGTCAGAAGCCCGCTGGACTCAATTCAGGCGAAGCAATTAGATCATATGATGATATTCAGACAGATAGATTTGCTCAATTGTCAGAGCGTGATCAAGACTGCATATCAAAACTTGCTTACGCGTATATGGATTGTGCAAAAGATATTATTCAAGTTACGGGTGAATATGAAACAGTTCATGCTGGAAAAGACGGTGTTTCTAAAATCACTTTATCTGATATTTCAATTCTAGAAGATCCTTATGTAATTCAGTGCGCTGAAGAATCAAGTCTTCCTCAAACACCTGCAGGTCGTAGAGCAACGCTCTCTGAATGGCTTGCAATGGGTGAGATTGATAAAGATGAATTTAGATTCTTGTCTGCTGAGCCAGATCTTAAACAAGCGGACTCTCTTGCTTTTGCTTTGAGAGAAAGAATTCTTTTAAATCTCGATAATATTATAGAAAAAGGCAAAAAAGGATATGAGCCGCCTGATGCTTTTATTTTAGACCCCACGGATCTAGCTACAAAACTTGTTGTTCAATATATTAATAAATATGCAGTAACAGATATTGAAGAATCAAAGCTTCAGCTTTTAAGGGATTACTTTACTCAAATTCAGGTTTTAAAAGCTAAAGCCAATCCTCCGCCACAAATGCCCACACAACCAGGACCACAACAACCAGTAGCTCCACCGGCGCCAAGCATAGCACCAACATCAAATGTCCAAGTCTAAGAAGAAATTTTTTCATTTATAGGAGAATCATATGCCCACGAGAGAAGCCATAGTTGATAACATTATACCTCATCAAGCTGAAAAGCCAATTCCGGTAAGAACAGTATCTACAAGATCGCAAAGGCCTACTGAAATTGCAGGCCAGCCAATCACAAATAATAGTCCGGCTGCAGAATCAGCCCCTGTTACTGAAGAATCTGTAAGGCTATCGCCTCAGTTATCCGCGCTTGCTCGTAAAGAACAAGCCTTTCGTCAGCGGGAACAGGCGTTAAAAGAACGTGAAAAATCTATTGAAGCAAAACTTGCTAATGCAGAGAAATTCGAAGCTCTCAAAGCAAAGATGAGCTCAAAAGATTTTAGCGAAGCTGAAGCCCTTGGACTCAGCTACGAGGACTACACAAAGTATGTCCTTGAAAAACAAGGAGGCGAAGATCCTCTACAAGCTAAGATTAGTGCTCTTGAAGCAAAACTTGAGAGCATAGAAAAAGGTACAGAAGAATCGGCCGCTAATCAATTTGAAGAAACAGTAGCGGAATATAAAAAAGAAATATCTAAGCTTGTAAGCGACAACCCAGAATATTCAAGCATTAAGGAATTAAAACGTGAGGACGCAGTTCTTCAAGTAATTCTAGATGCGTTTGAAGCTGATGGGGAAGAACTTACTGTTAACGAAGCAGCACAACAGGTTGAGGATTACTTAGTTGAATATGGAAAGAGATTTACTTCTCTTCCCAAGTTCAAAACAGAGGTTGAGCCCGAAGAGCGCGTGCTCCCTCGCCCCGTGGTGGGGAAAACTTTAACAAACGATATGACGGTGGGCTCTGAAAAGCGTCCACTTAAAAGCCTCCAATTCTTAAGCGAAGCTGAGCGATATGCGGAAGCCCGCAGAAGAGTGTTAGAGAGGCAAGAAAAGGGTAGATAAAAATGGGAACTCCAGCAAATCCAAGTCTCGCGTATTCAAACGCGACGACTAATATTGCTACATTAAAGGAACTTTATTCTGACGACTCGTGGGTAATGAAGGATCTTGTCTTTGACAAGAACCCCTTCCTAGCCATTTGTCCTAAAGATGAAACTGAAATGGGTCTCGGCGGTAAATCATTCCCTGTTCCAGTTATGTATGATACGGGTGCCGGTCGTTCCGCTGCATTAGGAACTGCTCAAACCTATCAAACTGCACCGCAAACCGTTGAGTTTCAAGTTACTAGAGTATCAAACTACTCTGTTGCTACTTTAACCAACGATTTCTTACGTGCATCTGCTGCAAGTATTGGCGCATTCATGCCAGCTGCAGAGTTGAACGTAAAATCTGCATTCCGTAACGTTTCAAACGATCTTGCTCACGATATGTACGGTGATGGATCTGGAACTCGCGGAACCTATGGTTTAGGCAATGGTTCAATCACCGCAGGCGTGATTGTTCTTGATAACCTCGGCATGGTTTACCAATTCGCAGTAGGGATGGCTCTTGTTAGCTTTTCAGTAAGCGGTCAAACACCTACTCAATCCACAGGGGCAGCTTTGGGTTATGTAATCGCTGTTGATACTGGCCTTGGAACGGTAACCGTTTCTGCTAGTCAAGGCGGAGCAGCTGGAACACCGAGCAATTGGTCTTCAAGCTTTCCGTATCTTGCTCAAGCAGGTGACGTAAACTTTATTTCTAACGGCTTAGCTTCAACCAACATGCTTAAAATTGCAGGTCTTGGTGCATGGATTCCTTCCGTAGCTCCAAGTGGGTCAGACAATTTTTTTGGAGTTGACCGATCGGTAAGTCCGACTAAATTAGCAGGCCTTAGGTTCGCAGGTGGCGCAAATGAGAGCATCCAGGATGCACTTATTGACGCAGTTAACCAGCTTGCAGCTAATAGCTCTGAAGCCGGTGATCCTGATTACATCCTTATGAACCCTGTCAGCTATCAAGTGCTCGTTAAGCAATTAACAGCTCAAGCTAACTATGTGTCCATTAAGCATGATGAAATCGATATCAGCTTTAAAGCGCTTGTGTTGCCAACGGCAAACGGCGAAATTGCGATTCTTCAAGATCGTAACTGCCCTGCGCAAACCGCTTACATCATTACTCTGAAAACTTGGAAATTAAGAAGCTTGGGCAAAGTGCCTCAATTCTTAACCTTCCCAGGCTTTTATGATCAACTCGGTTTCCCGGTTCCTGGAAGCGATGCAGTAGAACTTCGCGTAGGTTACTATGCGAACTTAACCTGTAACGCTCCCGGCGCAAATGCCGTGGTACCGTTAGCTCAGTAATTTAAAAGCTCAAGGACGAGAAAAAGCTTTTAGGGTCGGACTTAAAACGTCCGGCCTTTTTATTTTCCGGGCCAACTTATCACTCATAGAGTCCTATGTAATTTTACCTAGGACCGAGAAGCCGTAAACCTGGGAGCTTGTCGGGTCAAGCGGTAATTAAATCTTACAAGCGAGGTGAAATTATATGAGTTCTGCACTTGGTAATAACTATGGCAAATTTTATTCAATGCTCTCAAAGCCAGTCTTGGTTGACTGTAGCTTTGTTGTCGATAGCACAAACGGTAATGGTCTAGGCATTCGATCTCTTAAAGGCCAAGGCGTTAAAAACGTATTTATGCACACAAGCGCTACACCTGGAAAAGGTTCTAACGGGTATCTTAACCCAAATCCTGCTGTAGGTTTTGCTCTTATTCAAATAGCTTATAATTATACTCGATACTACGGTGGTTTTTCAGGATTTGCCTCTCCTACTACTGGAAGCAATATCGCTATTAACGGATCTGCTCTAACAGTTGGTCAACCTTATATTATCACCTCAGTAGGTCATGCGACCGCAGGAACGGTAACGATTGCTCCTGTAGCGGATGTATCTGGTAGCTTAGCTTCGACCTGGTTTAGCCTTTATGATCAATACGGAAATACATTTATCATTTGGTTTAGTGTTTCAGGCGTAGGAGCTGCTCCTGTCGGTGTTTCAGGGACATTAGTTCAAGTTCAATTAGTAACTAATGATAGTGCTGCAACAGTTGGAACAAAACTAGCTGTAATCTTAAATGCTCTTTTAGCACAAACGGTGCAAAATCCTTCTGCTCCTGCAGGAGTGTTTAGTTTCACTGTAACAGGAACAACTACCTTAACGCTTGTATCTACAAATCATAATCCTTACGGTCCTGTTGCAGGTCCTCCTGCTGATGGATTGATTCCAACCGGGTTTACATTTGCCAATGTTGATTTCTCAACAAACCTTCAAGACTGGCAAGGTGTAGGTCTTCCAAAAGGTATTGTTCCAAACGTTGGTGCAAGTTTTGTTGCTACAGCCACTGGCTATTCAACTGGCGGTGGATCAACTGGCCTTGTTCAAGTTCCTGGAGTCTCTGGTACCTGTACAATGGAAGTTGTGGGTGATCCTAATCAAAGCATTGCTCCGATTCCAATGGGTGGATCAGCTAATGCCGGTGGATGGCTTATGGTTCAATTCTTAGCTCCCACTATTTCGGGAAGCGCATTTGATACTCCTTTTATCCCAACGGCACCTGCTAATAACTCTGTCTGTGGAATGCAATTTTATGTAGAGCAATCTTTTGAAGTTGGCGGACGCGGAGAATAATTAAAACTTAAATCTTAGAGGGTTTATAATGTCTCTCATCTCAGCAATCCCTCAGCAGATTGTCCTTACCACTGGTAATGGGAAGAATTATCTTTCCTGGGGTCAGGTCGCTGGAGCTACAAACTATGTGGTTCAGCGATCTACTTCAGGACTTTTAGGGACTTTTACTACCGTTGGGTCGCCCACAGTAAATAACTATTTAGATAGTACTGTTACCGTTGGAGTTCAATATTGGTATCAGGTTGGAAGTGTAAGCACAGGCGGATCAAGTGGATTTAATAGTACCGGGACAAACAGTCTCCCATTAACTATTACCCCCTGTTTGCCCGGCCAGATAAATCTTGGATATCTTCGTTATATGTCAAAACTAAGAGCAGATAAGCTCAAGTCTAACTTTTTGACAGATGATGAGTGGAATTTCAATATTAATCAGAGCGCAAATAGGCTCTATGATCTTTTAGTTAGAAAATATGGGGATAAATATTTTTTTGCTCCTCCATTAGTTATCTCAACAAGTTCCGTAAATACCACGGGCTCTCTCGCAAGCATTAACATACCTAATGGCTCAAACTATATTGTTAATGGCTCACCTGCCCCTGCTTTATTTAAACTTTCAGGAGTAGATGCAAGTTCAGGCGCTCCAGCTGTAGCAAATCAAAATGCTTGGTTTAGTTTACCTCCATTTAACTGGATTGATCGGAATAAATATAACACCTTTCAATTAGCCGGGACTGTTACATCTATTTTTGGCCTGTCTTATTGTTGGGAAGGTCAAACAATTTACTTTATTCCGTATCCTACAAACGCTCAAAGTCTTCAATTATGGTACGTGCCTATTTTAACTCAAATGCTTCAAGACACAGATATGATGCCTTTTAGTATTTCTGGATGGTCAGAGCTTGTAATTGTAGATGCAGCGATTAAAGCTTTAGTGAAAGAAGAATCGTATGATCAAGCAGCTGCTCTCGTTAATGAAAGAACAGAGATACTAGAAAGAATTGAAACAACAGCTCCTAATCGTGACGTAGGGCAATCAAATACCGTTAGCAATACAAGATCAGCTACAGGAGATCCTAACTTCGGGGCTCTAGGTGGTTGGGGTAATGGGACTTTTGGTCCGGGGTTTGGTTGATGAGCAATCAAGTTCAAATTCCCTATCTTCAAACTCCTGACAATTCTCTTAATCAGGTTCAGCAAAACATAAATAAAGTTTTAAGAAATTTAAATAATCAAATTGTAAGTATTAATGATTCTGTAGAACAATTAGAAATAATTGGAGAAATAAAACTAGCTAATTTAACTCTTTCTCAGTTTCAATCAACTGCTGGTACTAATTGGATTTTAGCAAATGGTCAATCATCAGTTGGAACAGCTTACGCTCAATTAACTGGAAATCAAACTGTCCCTAATATTTCAGTCTCTGGGACCACAGCATTCATTAAGGTGAACTAGATGGCAAATTTTACGATTACACCGAACATGAGTTTAATTCTTCCCATTCCTGGACAAGATCCAGGTCCTGATTACGGAAATAATCAATACTCTTCTGGATTAATTTTAGATGGTCATAATCATTCACCTGGAAGTGGCGTTCAGATAACTCCTAGTGGACTTAATATAAATGCTGACCTTCCTATTAACGGAAACAATCTTACTTTTGTAAAAACAGTGAATTTTCAATCTCAATCTAGTTCATTAGCAGGAGCTTCTCCTAACTTAGGATGTATTTATGTTGCGGGTAACGAACTTTACTATAATGACGAATCTGGAAACGTTGTCCCCATTACAAAAACAGGATCTGTTAATGCTGGAGCTGGTAGTATCACTGGTCTTCCAAGTGGCACGGCTTCAGCAAGTTATAATAGTGGTACTGAAACTTTTGTTTGGCAATCGGCCACAAATACTCCTGCTAATCTAGACGCTGGATCTGTAGTAATAAGAGACGTTTCTGCAAACTCTCACGGCGTTACTTTAAGCGCTCCCTCAGCTCTAGCGTCTGACTTAACTTTAATTTTACCAAGTACACTTCCTTCTGTAACAAGCATTGCCACAATAGATACCTCGGGGAATATTTCTACATTTCCTGCTTCAAATCCATCTACTAACAGTTTTGTTACAGTCAGTTCAGCGGGTACTTTAGGAACCCTCACAAGAGCTCCTAACATTATTGTATCAAGTTCAAGTGGGGCATTCACTGGAACCGGCCAAGTTACTAATATGCAGGTTACAATCACAACTAATGGCGGCCCTGTTAAAGTAGGTTTTTCTCCAGCTCCATATGATAATGTTCATGCATCTTCTATAGGGGGAACCTTAACGGGTGATCAGGCAAGTGCTTTGTTTCAGCTTTATTTTGGCTCTCCTGCAACAACGGTTATTAATGAAATTCAAATCACATCACTCCCTTTTGGAGTAGGTGGGACAACTCTAAACATAGGTCCATCAAATCTTGATTTCGTAGATTTTTCAGTTTCCGGGACTCCTGGTACTTATACCTATAGTCTATTTCTAGAGAATAGTTTTGGGGGCTTTGTAAATTACGTAGTCATGTATGCTTACGAGATCCGGTTTTAATGAAACAACCTATCGCATTCAACTTTGGCCAAGGTTTAGATACCAAGACAGATCCTTGGCAGATTCCTTTGGGAAAGTTTTTATCATTAGAAAATTCTATTTTTACAACCCTTCAAAGACTCTCTAAAAGAAACGGATATGGAGCTATAACAAATCTCCCGGAAGCAGCTAGTTTTTTAACAACGTTTAATGGGAATCTTACGGCAATTGGGTCAAGTATCCAGGCCTTTTCTCAAAGTACAAATTCCTGGGTTAATAAAGGAACTCTTCAGCCAGTAGAATTAGAGACTCTCCCTTTAATAAGATCAAACACAAATCAATCACAACTAGATACTGCTGTTTCTCCCAATGGTTTAGTTTGTACGGTTTATACTGATCAAACACCAACTAGCCTATCAACGCCCAGAATAATGTATGCCATAGCAAATAGTGTTACCGGACAAAATATTACTGAGCCTACACCAATTCCCGTAAATGCCGGAGTCCCTACTGGCTCTCCAAGAGTATTTGTTCTAGGTTCTTATTTTATAATTGTTTTTACTAATCTTATAAGTGGAACAAGTCATCTTCAGTATGTTGCGGTAAGTACTAATAATCAAAGTATCGTTACAGCAAATACAGATATTTCTTCAAATTATATTCCTAGTGCAAGACTTTCTTGGGATGGAGTAGTTGTAGAGAATAATTTGTATATCGCATACAACACAACTTCCGGTGGCCAATCAATTCAGATAAAATATTTAACTTCTACGCTTAACCTATCAGCTCCCGTTACATATTCAAATTCAGGTAAAGTTACAGCAACCATCATGAGCATGACAGCTGATATTTCAGGAACAAATCCTGTTATCTGGGCAACATATTATAACTCAGGATCAAGCACAGGATATACGGTTGCAGTAGATAGAAACTTAAATAAAATAATTTCGACACCTGCAGAGATTATCACAAGCGGGACAATAGATAACCTTGCAACTGTTGCTCAAAATGGAGTACTAACAGTTTACTATGAAGTGGCTAATAATTACGGCTATGACTCTACTATTCCTACTAATTATATATCGACTATCACCTGCACTCAATCAGGAACCGTTGGATCTCCCAGCGTACTCCTACGGTCTGTAGGACTTGCTTCAAAAGCATTTATTGTTAACGGAGTCTATTATGTTTTTGTCGCGTATCAATCGCCTTTTCAACCAACCTATTTTCTTATTAATGGCATCGGCCAAGTTGTCTCAAGATTTGCTTACGGTAACGGTGGAGGATACTGTCCTATTGGACTTCCTTCAGTTACAGTTACAGATAATATTGCTCAGGTTGGATATTTGTACAAAGACTTCATTACTTCAGCAAACACCTCTCAGCAATTGTCTATCACTCAGTCGGGCATATACTCTCAAACAGGATTAAATTTAATTACTTTTACAATTGGAACATCTTATATCGTCCCAGTTGAGATTGCTCAGACGTTAAGTTTAAGCGGTGGGTTTTTATGGGAATATGATGGTTATGTAGCAGTTGAAAACAATTTCTTTGTTTGGCCAGATAGTGTTGAAGGGACTCCTCATAATTCTGGAGGAGCAATGGTCCCTCAAGAATATCAATATCAAGTTGTTTACACTTGGACAAATAATCAGGGTAATATTGAAAGATCTGCCCCTTCGATTCCAGTAATAGTAGATATGAGCTCTAACAACTCTGCCTTTACTCAGCCTACCCCACTTACTCCTACAGCTGCTTTCACTGAAGGCACATTTACGATGGTCGTATCGAGCGCAACAGGGCTTGTTGTAGGACAGTTCGTAACAGATACGACAACGCCGGGGAGCATTTTAGCAGATACATATATAACAAAAATATCTGGGACTACAGTAACGGTAAATCAAGCATTTGCGGGCACAGCAACAACAGATTCTTTATCAATAAGTTCAATTTGCTCAGTTACTTTAAATATTCCAACATTAAGGCTTACTTATAAAACAGAAAATCCAGTAAAATTAGAAATATTTAGATGGTCAACTTCTCAAGAGGAATTTTTTCAAGTTACAAGCATTCAAACTCCTCTTATAAATGATCTAACCGTTGATTATTTAACTTACCTAGATACTCAAGCTGATAACCAAATTTTAGGAAATTCTCTTATTTATACTACAGGCGGAGTTGTTGAAGATGTTGGAGCCCCTAGCTTTAATGCTCTAACTTTATTTGATGACAGAGTTTGGGGAATAAATGCCGAAGACCCAAATCAGCTTTGGTATTCAAAACAAGTTATTGAAAACACGCCTGTTGAAATGAGTGATCTTCTTACTCTATATGTTCCTCCCTCAACGGCCGCTCAAGGTTCTACGGGAAATATGAAATGTATTTTCCCTATGGATGATAAACTTATTATT